TGTTCGTCGATGGCGTCAGCTTCCAGGGCGACGTGCCCAGCCTGACCCTGCCCAAGCTCACCCTGAAGATGGAAGAGCACCGCCCCGGCGGCATGGACATGCCGGTCGAGATGGACCAGGGCATGGAAAAGCAGGAAGCCGCCTTCACCACCACCGGCGTGCGCCGCGAGTCGCTGAAGTTCTTCGGCCTGGCCGATGGCACCGCCTTCAACGGCACCTTCCGCGGTGCCTTCAAGGGCCTCAAGGGCAAGATCAACCCGGTCATCGTCACTCTGCGCGGTTCGCTGAAAGAGATCGACATGGGCGACTGGAAGTCCGGCGACAAGGCCGAGATCAAGCACAGCGTCGCCGTCACCTACTACAAGCTCGAAGTCGATGGCCGCCTGGTCTACGAAATCGACGCCCTGGGCATGAAGCGGGTGATCGACGGTGTCGACCAGCTGGCCGCCCAGCGCGCCGCCCTGGGTCTTTAAGGAGAACGTTCGATGGCTCAAGCAAAGAAACTGCCGCAATGGCTTACCGTCAACGCCGAGCGCGTGACCGTGCGTCTGTCGCGTCCCAGCGAAGCCAATGGCGTGCAGGTCGACAGCCTGTCGCTGCGTGCACCGACCGTGCGTGACATCCGCAATGCCCAGGCCGGTGGCGCAGTTGACGACGAGCAGCGCGAACTGAACCTGTTCGCCTCGCTCGCCGAAGTCGGCATCAAGGACCTCGAAGGCCTGGCCCTGAAGGACTACAGCCGCCTGCAGAGCGGCTATTTTCGCCTGGTGCAGGACGACGAGGTTTGACCCTGCCCGGCAGAAGGCCGCCGCCAGGCGGCTGGCCAAGGAGCTGAACTTTTCCGCCAGCGAAATCATGACCATGTCGTACAGCGACATGGTCTGGTGGCTGGCGGAATGACAAGGAGGAACCCATGGCGAACACACAGGTGTTCACCCTCGGGCTCGGCGTCAGCGCCGACAGGCCGTTGGGCGCCGCGTTCGATAAGCTCCGTCAGCGCATCGGACACTTGCGCAAGGAGGCGGATGGCACCCGCCTGGGACGGCTCATCGCTGAGGTGATACGTCTGGGGGTGGAGCTGGACAAGGTGGGACAGGTCGGCAGGAGGCTGGTCGGTGAACAGGCAGGAGTCCACGACGCGCAGGTCGAGCGCTTGCGTGATGAAGGTGATCGGGTTGGAGGCCTGCAGCAGACTTATGTTCGCCTCGGGCAGGTAATCGCGGGGTTGCCGCGACTCAAACCGTTGCCCGTTCGCAGCATCTGGTACCCACCCTTGCTGCTGCCGGCGGCGAACGGTAAGGCAACGGCTGAAACGCCGGTCAAACCGACGATACCGGCCACAACCACATCCACGCCCCGTAGTGCTGGCGAGAAAAGCAAAATCGTCATGGCAAGCCTGGGTGGGCTTGCCGCAGGGGGGATTGCGGCATACAAGGCCAGTCGCCGTCTGTCTCCCGAAGAGCGGCAGCGGGCCGTCAAGGCGGTCAATAGCAAGACCGAGATGGGCGCTGTTACAGCGATGCTGAAGGGCAGTGAGGCAATAGTGACCGGCGAGGATGGCCGGGCGAAGGCCAAGGGCGTCGGTGCTGCCATCGGCGAGCTGGCCGGCAATCTCCTTGGCGCGGCCCTTGGGGCAGCGAAGGGCGGTGCGAGCGGCGGCAAGCGTGGTGAGGAGTACGGCAGCCTGTTTGGTGCTTACCTGGGCGAGAAGCTCGGTGGTCGTGCTGGCGAAGGGCTGTACGACTTCTTCAGCGACAGCAGTGACGAAAAGGGCAGGACACCCGGGGCGTCTGCGGATCGTTCTACCACGGCGCAAACGCCGCTCCGGTTGGCCGGGCCCTCGGTCAGCCTGTTCGAGGCACAGGCTGACGCAGGGACGCTTCCGACCTTGGGCAGCGCCTTTGGCGAGCTTGGGGTCGGCGCCATGCTGGCAGGGCAACACTTGCTGGCACTGAGCGACGCAACCCTGCCTGGCGCACAGGTCCCCATAGCAACTGCACCCGTGCAGACATCCGCCAGTGCGTTGCTGAAGGCCGTGGCGGACAAACCACCGGCAGTGCCAGCTTCAACGCCAGCCACGCCATCCCCGCCGGCAGCCGACGCTCCCAAGGGAGTACTTGCCAAGATGGGCGGTGCTGTCAAATCGCTCGGCAAGCCAGCGGTGCTTGGCGCCGTGGGTAAAGGCCTGGAGACATTCACCAGTGACAAGTCCGAGAGCGAGAAGGCCGAAGGCTACGGCAATGCTGTAGGCGGTCTGGTCGGTACGCTGGTTGGCGGTGCTTTGGGCTCGGTCGTGCCGGGCCTGGGAACTGTCGTCGGCTCCACGGTCGGTGGCATGGTTGGTGAGGCGGTTGGTGGCTGGGTCGGTAAAACCTGGTTCGGTGGTGACAAGGAGGTTGCCAAACCGGTCGCCGGAAAAGTGGAGTCATCCGCAACGCCTGCTGCCAAAGGTGATCCGGGGGGCGCGATGCCCGCAAGCAACAAGATTGCCGAGGCAAGCGAACCTGCCAGGGAGGGCGCGCAAGCTTCCCAAACGGCTCAACCTACTGCAGATGCAGCCTCGGCACCGGAACCCAGGGGTATTGGCGCGGCGATGAAGGTCCTGGCCAAGCCCGCGGTACTGAAAGCGACTCGGCAAGGGCTGGAAACCTTCACCGGCGACAAGCCCGATGGCGAAAAAGCCGAAGGCTATGGCAGCGCCGTCGGTGGGTTGGTCGGGACGCTGGTCGGCGGGGCCATCGGCTCTGTCGTGCCGGTGGTTGGAACCACCTTCGGTGCCGCACTTGGTGGGATGGTAGGCGATCAGCTCGGTGGTTGGCTGGGCAAGACCTGGTTTGGCGGCAAGGATCAGCCGGGCAAAGGAGATGCTACAGCCAAGGCCGGCGAGGCTATGTCCGCTGTGCCCAAGGACACGCTCGAACACAAGGCCGTACCCGGTGATGTGGTGCGCTCGATAAGCAGTCAGGCGACACCTGCCCAGGGGCCGCCCGCCGTTGCATCGACACCTGCGGCCACGCCGCCGGCACCCGTCTACAACCAGCAGTTCACGTTCACCTCGAACATGCCCGTCAGTGTCACCAATAGCCTCGACGATCCAGGCACGCTTGCGCAACTGGAGACCATCGCCCGTCGTCAGTTGGAAGAGCTGATGCGCCAGGCCCGTTCGGCGCAGTTGGCCGACACCCCACACATCGCACTTTAAGGAGGATCCATGACCTATCTGGAGCAGCTGCAAGCCACGCTGCACGCCCTGGTCAAGGCGGGAGAGGCAGGGCGTCGGCGTGCCGACGCCATGCTCGATCCGATGAACGACGCGATCGGCCATATACAGGGCGCCGTGGGTGAACTGGAAGGTTTGCCGGTGGTTGGTCCGGTCATCGGTGCCAAGCTCCAGCGCACGATGCGTGCAATCAGCAGTGCCCAGGCCCGGGTCGCCAAGGTGGTGGCCAAGTACGACCAGGCGGTGGCGGTGGTACGTCAGGTGCGTGATCGCATCGACGGCTTCGCCGCCCATGCCGCCAAGGCCGGAGCAGCGATCCGCCGTGTGGTGGGGGAGGTGCGTTCGACCGTGAACGGCGTGCTGTCGACACTGGGCTTCGCGCCCGAGGCGACGCCTGCCGCCGAAGCGGTCAAGCCATTCCCCCACCTGCTGGTGATGCAACCACTCAAGGCCGGTTCAGCGCCGTACTACTTCAACCTCGACACCGCCGCCTTCGACCAGTTGCGCCGGCAGACCCGCTTCCGCTGGGCCGGCCAGGAGCGGCTGAGCCGCGACACCGCGCAGCAGGCGGTGAGCCTGGGTGAAGAGACCATCAGCATTCGCGGGGCGATCTTCCCGGGTTTCAAGGGGGGGCTCGGCCAGTTGCAGACGCTGCGCAGCATTGGCCGCCAGTTGCTGCCGCTGTCGCTGACCACTGGCTACGGCGAAGTGCTCGGCACCTGGTGCCTGACCAGCATCGAGGAGGAACAAAGTGTCCTGCTGGCCGGCGGCATTCCGCGCAAACAAGGGTTTTCACTGGAGTTCGTGAGCTATGGCCAAGACCTGCACAACGTCTGAGGGCGACCTGCTCGACACCCTCTGCCAGCACTATTACGGCCATCTTTCCGGCACGGTCGAGGCCGTGCTGGATGCCAACCAGGGGCTGGCGGATGAGGCTCAGCCGTTTCGCGCCGGGGTGAGGATCCTGTTGCCGGAACTGCCGATGACGACGAGCGAAACCTTGCAACTGTGGGACTGACATCGGAGCCTCAATCGTGCAACCCCAATTCCGTATCACCGCCGACGGCAACGACATCACCAACCTGATCAACGACCGTCTGCTGCTGCTGCGCACCACTGATAAACCTGGCCTCGAGTCGGACGAGTTCGAGCTGCGCATCGATGCCCGTGACGGCAACGTGGCGCTGCCGGCCAGGGGCGCGCTGCTGGAGGTGCACCTGGGCTACGCCGGCCAGCCTTTGAGCCGCCTGGGCCGCTATTCCGTCGATGAGGTCGAGCTGTCGGGCCCGCCAGACACCCTGGTGATCCGCGGCAAGGCCAGCGACCTGCGCGGCAGCGGCAAGACCATCCGCAGCGGCAGCTGGGAGAACACGACGCTGCAGCGCATCGTCGCCGAGATCGGCACCCGCAACGGCTGGCAGGCGGTGTGCCCGGTGGCCGTGCAGGTGCCGCGGGTCGATCAGTACAGCGAGTCGGACTTCAACTTCGTCACCCGCCTGGCGCGCCTGCACGACTGCACCGCCAAGCTCGCCAATGGGCAACTGCTGGTGCTGCCGCGCCAGGGCGGGCACAGCGCCAGTGGCAAGCCTCTGGATGTGGTGGGCATTACACGCAACCAGGTCAGCCAGTGGCAGTTCCGCCTGGCCGACAAGAGCACCCACAAGGCCGTCAGGACCCGCCACCAGGACAGCGCCAGCGGGCGCCTGCAGGCGGTGGAACTGGCCAATGGCGATGCTCCGGACGGCCTGCAGCCGGTCTACACCGACCGTCACCTGTACCCCAACCGTGCGGCGGCGGAACAGGCCGCCCGTGCCCGCCTGGCCAGCTTCAACCGCGACACCGCCAGCGTGCGCCTCGACATGCCTGGGCGCACCGATCTGTTCGCCGAGCGCGCCATCGATGTCCAGGGCTTCCTCGCCGGGCTCGATGGCCTTTACCTGATCGAGTCGGTCGAGCAGGTGTTCACCAGCAGTGGCTGGCGCACCACCGTGCAATGCAATGGCGGGCGCCAGGGCAAGGCCCGGGCCAAGGGCTCCGCGCCCAGGCGGGCGGGGACGCTCAAGGCCTGAGGCAGGGTGGAGATGGTTTCCCGGTGCCTGCGGGCAAATGCCCTTCCTATAGTCGCTTCTTGCTACTCAATCCGCTTCAGGATCACCGTCATATGTTCATCGACCTTCGCTGTGGCCAGTGCCGCAAGCTGCTGGCCCGCATCACCCCGGTTTCCGAGCTCCAGATCAAATGCGGCCGCTGCCGTACCTTGAATCATGTGAAAGCCGCGCGCTTCGAGCCATCGCCCATGAGCGAGCCACTGGCGGCATTGGCCGCCGTTCGATCCGATCGCAATGGAGAATGCGCCGATGCCGCTCACTGAACAGCAACTCAAGCAGATCTACCCACTCGCCGGCCAACGCGTCACCGCCTTCCTGCCGGCGCTGAACACGGCCATGGCCAACTGGGAGATCGACCACCCCAAGCGTGTTGCCGCGTTCCTGGCCCAGGTCGGCCATGAGTCCGGCCAATTGCGCTATGTGAAGGAGCTGGGCAACGACAAGTACCTGGCCCGCTACGACACCGGCAGCCTGGCCCTGCGCCTGGGCAACACGCCCGAAGCCGACGGCGACGGCCAGCGCTATTGCGGCCGTGGCCTGATCCAGGTGACCGGGCGCAACAACTACCAGGCCTGCAGCCGTGCGCTGTTTGGCGACGAGCGATTGCTGGCGCAACCGCAGATGCTCGAGCAGCCACGCTGGGCCTGCGAATCGGCGGCCTGGTTCTGGCACTCGCGGGGGCTCAACGCCCTGGCCGACCAGGGTGAGTTCAACCGCATCACCCGGCATATCAACGGCGGCCTGAACGGCTTGTCCGAACGCCTCGAACTGTGGGCGCGGCGCGGGAGG